AGGACTACAAGGACTACAAGGCGAACAAGGCCCTCCTGGACTAGGACTACAAGGACTACAAGGACTACAAGGACTACAAGGACTACAAGGACTACAAGGCGAACAAGGACTACAAGGCGAACAAGGATTACAAGGACTACAAGGATTGCAAGGATTACAAGGGCCTCCTGGACAAGGACTACAAGGACTACAAGGCGAACAAGGATTACAAGGACTACAAGGACTACAAGGCGAACAAGGATTACAAGGACTACAAGGATTGCAAGGATTACAAGGATTACAAGGACTACAAGGACTACAAGGACTACAAGGTGAAAAAGGCAAAGATGGTGAAAAAGGAGAACAAGGCAAAGCTGGTGAAAAAGGAGACACTGGATTACAAGGATTACATGGTGAAAAAGGAGAACAAGGCAAAGCTGGTGAAAAAGGAGACACTGGACTACAGGGACTACAGGGACTACAGGGACTACAGGGACTACAGGGACTACAAGGAATACAAGGTGAAAAAAGTAAACCTGAACCAACAGTTACAACTCTTTCTGAACCAATTAAACCTGATCTAACAACTGTTTCTGAACCTGAACCGATAGTTACTGTTTCTGAACCGACAACAACTGATCTAACAACTGATCTAACAACCGATCTAACAACAGTTTCTGAACCGACAACAACTGATCTAACAACTGATCTAACAACCGATCTAACAACCGTTTCTGAACCGATAGTTACTGTTTCTGAGCCTGAACAGATAGTTACTGTTTCTGAACCGACAACAACTGATCTAACAACTGATCTAACAACTGATCTAACAACCGATCTAACAACCGATCTAAAAACCGTTTCTGAACCGATAGTTACTGTTTCTGAACCAACAATTGTTTCTGAATCTGATCTAACAACTGATCTAACAACTGATCTAACAACTGATCTAACAACTGATCTAACAACTGATCTAACAACTGATCTAACAACTGATCTAACAACTGATCTAATAACTGATCTAACAACCGATCTAACAACTGATCTAACAACTGACCTAACAACTGAACCAACAGTTAAACCTGAACCGACAACACCTGATCTAACAACTGATTCTGAACCTGAACCGACAACAGTTTCTGAACAAACAGTTAAACCTGAACCGACAACACCTGATCTAACAACTGATCTAACAACTGAACCTGAACCGACAACACCTGATCTAACACCTGAACCAACACCTGAACCGACAACACCTGATCTAACAACTGATCTAACAACTGATCTAACAACTGATCTAACAACTGAACCAACAACTGAACCGACAACACCTGATCTAACACCTGAACCAACACCTGATCTAACAACTGATCTAACAACTGATCTAACAACTGTTTCTGAACCTGAACCAACAATTGTTTCTGAACAAACAGTTAAACCTGAACCGACAACACCTGATCTAACAACTGATTCTGAACCTGAACCGACAACAACTGATCTAACAACTGATCTAACAACTGATCTAACAACTGATCTAACAACTGTTTCTGAACCAATTAAACCGGAACCGGTAATTGAAGAAAAAATAGCGGATACATTACCTACAATAACAATTGTAAAACCATCTGATTTTAAAGATCTTGAAAAATCTATTATCGATGCTCCTGTTTTAACAGAAAAGGAAGGTGATCACATTATCAGACAAATTCAATGCTTAGAAGGAGAGCAACTAGATCCAAATGAAAACAGATGCTTACCTTGTACGCATTATAATTTAGTATGGGATACAGAACATAAAGTATGTAAACCAATGTTAAAGGAAGAAATTATAAAAGAACAAGAAAAACATTTATTGACAGATGGTATGATTATAAATAATTTAAATTTAATATCAGATCAAAAAAATAACATTATAGGTTACATTAACTTGTAGGTCATCTTGGTTCTTTGACTATTACTGTTATTTAAAGTTTTTTAAAAACAATTAATTTCTATATAAACTATAATAAACATGGATTCTACATCTATTATAGATTACATAAAGAAAAATTATCCACAAGTAATATTTACGCCATTTAAATTTCAACAATCTAGGGCACTTGCATTTATACTTGATGATAATAACTTGGTAATTGGATTTATTAATTCAAATGGTACGCTTTGTAAATTAATAGAACCAATAGATACAAGTTTACTTTCCAATGAAAATATGCAGACTATTATACAAAAATTACCAATTGTAAGGGGTTTTGCTGAAAAAGACAAACAACGATTATTACGATTATTTGAAAATAAAGAAGAAACCGTTTCAAAATCTGAACATAAAAAGATCGTAAACGATCTTGAAATGAGAATTAATGATCTTGAAAAATCTGTAAACAATTATGAGAAATCTGTAAATGATCTTGAAAAATCTGTAGATCTTGAAAAATCTGAAAATGATATTAAAAAAATTAAAATGGAAGAGGATAATAAAAAATCTCAAGAATATAAAACGTTATTTGATAGTAAATCAAATGAAGTAATTTTTATCCAATCTCAATACGAAGATAAAATTAAAATTATTAATGATCAGTATCTTTTAACTTTAAAGCAATTAGATGAATGTAAATCTCAAATTATAAATCAAAAAGATGATATTTTAGAAGGAATTAACAAGTATAAAGATGAAATTAAGGAATTTGTAACATCCAAAGATTTACAAATACAAGATTTGGAACGGATAAATCAAAAATATATAGAAGAACGGAAAGTATTACAAGAACGTTTAGATTTATTATTACAAAATGAAAAGGAGTCGATGAATAATATATTGTCCAATAAAGATACTATTTCAGAATATGATAATAAATTAAAGGAAAAAACAGAAACTATTTCTGAATTACAAAATGCTATTGAAATGATAAAATCCGAATTATCAAATGTTAAAAAAGAGTTAACTCAAAACGAATTACAAAATCAATTATTGAATGGTTATAAAACACGTTGTAAAGATAAAGTTTTAAATGAAAAAACAGAAATTATAAATGCTATACAAGATTACAACAAGAAATGGAATGAGTGGTCTAAGAATATAAATTATGATGTTACAGAGTATAAACGAAAACTGTTATTAGAATTAAAAACTGTACAGGAAAATCTAAAGGGTGTTTTAAATACCAATATTGAATCAAGCAATTTATCAGATAAAGAAATACAAAGGTTAAAACAAAATATAGTTGATATAGAAACTGCATTAAAACAAACGATAAATGAGCAAATGATACATTTATCAGAAAAAGATGAACAAATAAAATCAATGGATAAAAATATTCAAGATCTTACGTCTGAAAAATCATCTTTTGCAGAACGTAATTCTAAAATGGAATCTGAAATAAATACATTACAACAACAAAAAAAACAACAAGGATTGGAAATTGCAACATTACAAAAACGATTACAAGAAGTTGAGAAATTATTATTACAAAATAACAATACTCGTATAGAAACACAAGTTGATTATGATAATTGTTATAGTATTATTACCAATTTTGTAGCCCTAAATAATATTTTCTTTAGGAAACAAGAAATTATAAAAATTCTAGATGATATTATTGGTAATAATTTGGGATCTTTTAATAATTTAAATGATACTATTAAAACATCCATAAAAACAAATTTTGAAAAAATAAAAACTGAAATTACAAATCATATTAGATTTTTAAACTTGTCAGATTATATAAAGAGTCCTAATTTTGAATATTTAAAATCAAAAACTAGTAGAAATAGAGTTCCTGAGAGTTTTTGTCGAGACCTAAGTAATTTATTAGAATATTGGAATGTTAATAAGCTAGATTACAGAGAACAAGATAGACTTTTAACAAATATTTATGAAGATTTATCTGGTGCCGTAAGAATTTATATAAGAATCAAACCATTAATAGGAAAAGAAAGTAAAAATCACACAGTAGAATTACAAACAGTTGAAAATAAAAAGTTGAAATCATTAAATATAGATTGTTCATCTAATCCAGATACAAAATATAAAGAAAGGCGTTCATTTGGAGATTTTTATGGTATATTTGAAGAAGATTATACTAATTTGGATATATATACTGGTCAACAAGGAACTATTATACCAAATTCAGATTCATTACAAGTAAATATAAATAATATAATTGAATCATCAGATTCTATAAGCCCTGGTTTGTACAGTACATTTAAACAAGTAGAAGATGGCTATTCTATCGTTTTATTTGGATATGGGCTAAGTGGTAGCGGGAAAAGTTTTAGTCTATTAGGAAGTAAGGGATCACCTGGTATATTACATTATGGATTAGCTAATTTAGAAGGTGTTTCAAATATTAAACTAAAATATTTATTTGAACAATATTATAACCGTGTTAATTTCAATAATCGTCAAGTATCTGGTAACATACATAATTTAATAAACAAGGTCCCTCAATTAAAAGACGTATCCCGAGATGAAAATGTTTTTGAAAAAAGTATACCAAGTTATATCAATATTAAAGATCTTAAAGTAGCTGACATATATGCCCTTACAGATATCATTGACAAGTATAGAATTGAACATAAAAGAATTAAAATGACACCAAATAATCAAGTTTCAAGTAGATCTCACTTGTATTTTGTATTTGAAATACAATTTACAAACGGTAAAATTGGATATATAACAATAGTTGATACTGCTGGAAGAGAATCTCCCATAGATATATTTAATACATTTATTGATACATCCAGAGGTAATACTATTCAAAGTGTTATGGCACCATCTCCTGTAGGTGGGGTAAGCAATGTAGAACGGTCATTAAAACCAGAATATAAAGATACTTATGATCCAAGTGCTGTATTTGAAATTTTAAATGAAGGGTTTTACATTAATGAAACTATTAATCATTTGATTTATTATTTTAATCTTAAAAATGGAAAGCAAACGGAAACTCCTAAACAGAAGATTGATAAAAGGTACAATGTAGTGTATAAAGTCAAAAATTACTTTGTACAACCAAAAGATGAAGATGAAAAAATAGATGGGTCAAATAATTCATTAATGATACCTATACTAAAGTTTTTAGATAATCTTTCTAATAAAAATAAATCTGATACTACATGGAGACCCACTAAATTTATTACATTATGTTGCGTAAGACAAGAAGAAAACTATTGCGACCAAACAATGGAAACACTTGAATTTGCACAAAATGTAAAAAGTAGTTGAACCAACAATAAAGTAGCATTTTACTGAAGAAGAAAAACTTTGAATGAAATGCATTATAAATTTAATTAGTTAAAAACTGATTTTTAATATCATTTTAACTAATAATTAAAATGAATAAAGAAAAAATTTCTGTGAATATTTTAGGTTATGGTTTTGTGGGATCTGCGTGTGGATTCCTATGTGAAAAAAATAATGTAGAATTTAATGTATGTGATACACAATTAAAAACTGGAGATTTCAATTATTTTAATAATATACCACAGGTTGTTAATTTTAGTGAAAGTACATCAGATATTAACTATTATTTCATTTGTGTTCCTACACCAAGTGATTCTGAAGGAAAGTGTGATACATCCATTGTTGAAAATGTTATTGGACAATTATCATTGGCTGTTAACAAAAGATCAATTATTATTCTAAAATCTACTATTAAACCCGGTACTACTAGGGATCTTTATAATAAATATAATAATGAAAAATTAGATATAGTATTTTGTCCAGAATTTTTAAGGGAAGTTTCTTTTAAACAAGATATATATTCTGCTAAATTTGTATTGTTTGGGATTCATGAAAATCAAAAGGATTTAATAAATAATTTAAAAGATCTTTTTACAAATTATCTTTATAAACACAAGTACCTAGACGAAACTGAATTACCTTTTGAATTTTATTTTAAAACATTTGAAGAATGTGAATTATTTAAATATACTTTGAATACATTTTTTGCTACAAAAATTACATTTTTTAATGAAATATACGATCTTTGCGATACAATGGGTGTTGATTATCAAAATTTAAAAAGTTTATTTAAACTAGATAAAAGAATTGGTGATTATGGTACAGTAGTTCCAGGAATGGATGGTTTTGGATATACAAGAAGTTGTCTTCCGAAAGAAATAAGAGCTTTAATTAAATTACAACAAGAACTAGGACTATCAAATGATCTTGCATCTTGTGTTGACAAAAGAAATTTGTATTTTAGAAGTAAATAATTTTGTATTTTTACAAGTAAATAATTTTGTATTTTTACAAGTAAATAATTTTGTATTTTTGTATTTTTAAAAGTTTTATCAAAATAACTTTTAAAAGTTTATACTTGTACCAGCTGCAACTTTAGTTATTTCCCAAAAAAATGGTGGATTATCCATATAACTATTACGATAGAAATTGTCAATGTCAGATACTTCTTTAAAGAATTCGTCAATTAATTCATCAGAACTATCTGTCGTTAAAGTTTGAATTCTAGGATCTTCACTTGTATCAAAATCGGCAATAAATGTAATTTTAGAGTCTTTTAATTTAGAAAGAGCTTCTTGTTCAGTTTCAAAAAAATAAATACTAGTTTCAACACTTGGTCGTTTATAACAGGGGTGAGCAATTGAAATAACTAAGCAAATCATTTTAAATTGTAATTTATTTTAATTTATATTAATTTATATTTTTATTCATTTTATTTTAAATAAAAATCAATTAACTAACATTCTAAATTTAATATTTTGTTAATATTTTCATCAACAAGATTATTTCCATACCACAATTTATGATGTAGTGATGTTTTATCACTTGGTTCCTGTGTATGTGAAAATACGTGTTTTAATGTTGTTTTGATATCATTTTTATCAATATTTGTTTTGTATTCTAAAATTTGTTTAATCAAGTCTTGATTTTTAACAGGTTCTCCTTTTGAATTTTTCCAATTATTTTTAATCCAAGATTTGTACCATTTTTCAAGACAATTTATAGAATACATACTATCTGTACAAATAATTATATTTATATTCTTAAATAAATCTAAATTTTCATTAATAGTTTTAAAAATACATTTAATACCAGACAATTCTGCTTTATTATTTGTAGGATCTGTTACAACTAATCGTGTTGTATTAAAATTATAAAATGGTGAATCCAAATCATCTGTAAAAAATACAGAATATCCAGCTTTAGCATTTCGTTTACCATTTCCTTTGCATCCACCATCACTGAAAATATAAAAATCTGAGACATTTGCATTTGCATTTAGATTTATATTTAGATCTTTACCAAGTAATTCAATCGTTTTACTTGATAATTCGGGTAGAATATCAATTAATGTTTTTGTATTTAATTTATTTTTATAAAGGAATATTTCAAATGATTTCCTCGATGCCATTTATATATTATAATTTACAAAATTATTTTCATTTTCTTTTATACATTTACTTGTTTAAAAATATTTGAAAATGCATACGCTACTTGACGGATTCCACTATGACTTCCACTAGCAATAGATGATACTGTATTATTTGCAATATCTCTATTAATGCTCCAAAAACTAAGTCTGCTAACCCAACTATTTTTTTTAGCAAAATCTACTACTGCCTGAGCATCTTGTAAATCAAAAATCTCTGTTGGTGTGTCATTTTGACCAATCATTGGGATTATACCCACTGTAACATTTGACATTCCTAAATTAATCAATTGATTACGTGTACCCTGAGCACCTGCAATAGCATATTGTCCCATCAACCCATTTATAGCAGGTGAACCGTAATCCATAGTCATTATACGTAATTCATTTGGTACAAATCCAAACTTTTTAGCACTACTCAATACATTTAACCCATTGCCATCTAATCCAGTAGTTGTCGCTGGTAAACAATATGCTATATATAAATTGGGATTGTTTTTTCGTAAAATAACTAAAGCCTGATTTCTTCTATCAATACTTGATTGATCTACTAATGCATTACCTTCTATATCAAAATCAACATATTTCAATGAATATTTATTGATAACTGATTGGTAAGCTTGTACTAAACTATTTACATTTGTTATAACTTGAGCCATTTCTCTACCAGCTGCTCCGCCAAAACTAAAACATACATCCCCACCACTTGCTCTAATTGCATTAATTTTATCCAAGTAAAACGATGTATTTAAACTATATGCTCCAGCAACAGATGGTTGATTATCATTTCCTGCAATTATAAATGCTAATGTAAATGCTTTAACACCTGATTTTTTATATATATCAACAAGATCAGGTGGTGGCCAAGCACCAACATCCACATATGGCATAAATTTACTAAAATTTGCAGGTGCAGGTACAGGTACAGGTACAGGAACCGGTACAGGTGCAATTGCTCTTTTTGGAATAAATGTAGTGTAATCTGGATTTTTTGCACTATCAAGTGAATTTTTCATATCAAAACCAATCTTAACATATGCAGTTGCAGTTTTCCAATTGTAAACAACACATTTTGCATTCGGGTCATTAATTAATGAATCCAAAATTGCACCAATACTTGGAGAATTTATTACTTTATATCCATATTGCCGAGATTCTCCCATTACAACACCATCTATTTTTATCCACTCTGGTTTTGGATCTTGTTTAAACACAGATCCTAGAAAGGTAGTATTTATCAAAGACATATATTATATTATACATTACGAATACAATTAAAAAACATATAAAAAACGAAATGTATAATATAATCAAGCTTTTAATATCAAGCTTTTAATATCAAGATTTTAATATAAATAAGGGGGTCATTTCTGATATGTGTGTATTTGGATTTACTAATATTTGTTTTATATTTTTTGTCGGGATAGATATATCTACACGAGAGCCCAATATAATAAAACCCAAGCGTTCACCTGGGTATAACAATTTATTATTGTTGGGAATTTGTAAAGATAATATTCTTCTTGTAAGTATTCCTGTTATTTGTGTAATTGTAAAATTAAAATCATAAGTTGGATTGTAAAGTGTATTTACAACACGTTCATTATTAACAGAATGTTCTAAATAAGCTGGTTCAAATATTCCGTGCTTGTGTTCAATATTTTTTAAATAACTAACAGTTGGTATATATTGTGTATGATTATCAAAAATATTTAAAAACATGGAAATAGTAACAAATTCTTTATCTGTATTTATAAATTTTATATATCCTGATGCAGGTGAATAAAATTTATCGTGTTTAATATCCTCTTGTAATCTATCTGGACTATTCATAAATCTTGTACAAAATAACAACGCAACAAAAACAATATACCAATTTTTTGTAAACAAATAACACATTATTGGCAATAATAATAAAGACCTAATATCCAATATTATCATTAATTATAATATAGAATATAAAAAAACATTAATAATAAAGACCTAATATCCAATATTATCATTAATTATAATATATAATATATGCCTACCACACTCATTGCTTGGAATGCGCCATATTCCAAAACCATTTGCGCCATATTCCAAAACCATTTGCGCCATATTCCAAAACCATTTGCGCCATATTCCATAAAACATTATTGTCTAGGACTTTTAATTCCACCAAATACATAATCTAAATATGCGTAATTTATCGATTCTTGTGCACAAGCTCGGTCTTTTGGTTTAGAATTTGAATTTGTAATTTGTTCAAAGTTTTCTTTAGCAGTCATCATAAAATAAAGTATGTAAAGAATAGCTACTAACATTACTAAATGTTCTATTGTTATATCAAGTTTCATTATATACTATAACTTAATATAAAAAATTTTTTTATTATTATAAATTAAGGTACCTTTAACAATTATGTTTGCATAGATACGAAAATTCTATGCCATCATTAAGTTATAAATGAAATCTCCAAGAAAAACAAGAAAATAAAAAGGCGCCTTGTCTACATAGATCCAGGGTTAATTCTTTGTAGTTTTAGTTTTTATTTCATTAAAGTAATTTTCATTTTCCAAGATAGTTCTTATTATTTGTATAATTTTTATTTTATCGTGTTTTGATATTTTAGTTTTAATTCTATCTTCTACTTGTTTAATTATATTATTTAGTTGTAATTTATTACAACCAAGATCTTTATTGCAAATATCTCGAATATGTTGTAAAAAAAAATTATGTTTATCTAATAACCTGTCTATTTCTTCAGGGAGTTCTGATCTTTTAAACATTGTATATACTTTTTTTCTTTTTGTTATAATTCCAATTGTTTGATAATGCCCGGATGTACCTTGCCCGCTAAAGTTAAGGCCTTTATTATCATAATATAAAACAATTACTTTTGGTTGCAATTGATCAGGATTACTTAAATCTGTAATATTAAAATAATTATCAAGAAGAATAATATCTAAACCCAGTGCTTTTGAAACAAGAGATAATGTTATATGATCTCCTTGAAAATTAAAACCAGGTTTTTTTAATTCATTGTTAAATTGTCTTTTATTTTTAATACTAAACGGATCCCAGTCTCCAACAAATTCGCCATTTTGTTTTTCAATTCTATAAAGTTGAATAATATCAAAAAAATCTTTATTATCTAAACTATTAATATATTTTACAAGTGATTTTCGTAATCGTTCGTGGTCTGTTTTGCATCCAGCATTTGACAAAGCTGTTTCTATAGACCTAAATTGGCAATTACCATCTCCTAAACAATTTTTTATAACAAATGTGTTGCAAAGTAATTTAGATTGCCATTCTGGTTGTAATGGTTCCCAAATAAAAGTATCCTTTTCTTGATGATCATAATCTTCAATATTGATATCTTCAAAATTGACATCTTCAAAATTGACATCTTCAATATTGATCTCACTCATATATGTCTATATATTATAAAAAAATAATATATATACAACTTTTAATTTATATGCAAGGTATCTTTTTTGTATTGTAAAATAAAACTATCTTGCCGAACCGAAACATTTGGTAAGGTATCATTTATCAATCTTTTATTTTTTATATAGTTTATAATAGTACTTTGATCTAATTTTAACATATCTGATGCTATTGCAAGGCTTTTATATTCTTCTATAATAGTTCTAGTTTTATAATCTATTTTGACTAGTTGTTTTCTATGTGTAGGATTTATACCTAATGTAATTGAATTTTCAGATTTTAATTGAACGCCCCAAATTCCGATAACATTTCTATAACCAGGCATATTTATTTTTTCTTTTAGGAAATTACGATTTAAATATGCATCCATATTGAAATGTTCTTGTTTTGAAAAAATATAATCTGGATATTTTTTTAAATACCATGTTTTGTATTCATCTATAAAATTTGTATAACCGATTCTATAATTGTAATTATATTTACATTCTGTTAAAACGAATTCTTCATATTTTGGTAAAGTATTTTTATCTTGTCTTGTTATATTTAAATCTTTTGGCTTTATACCTATATATGTTAATAAACTTGATTCATTGTGTTCTTTATAATATTTTCGTTTTGATTTATAATGTTTTTTCAAAAATTTTGAAAATTGTGACCTATCTGTTGCATTTAATCCTTTTGACCATATTCTATAAGCTCCTAATAATTCGTAACTTAAAGCGTAATTATTTTGGTCTATTTCACAAAATTCTTGTATGAATCTTTTCATTTTATCTTCGTTACACGTAATATTAACAACTGTATTTAATAGACTGTTATTTAATGGTTCTTTATTTTCACAATCATTTTTATCAGATGGATTTACAACTTTATAAGACAAATCCAAATATTCTTTTAGATTTGATATTGGTAACTTTTCACTGTAATTTATAAAATTATCTAAAAAATCACACGCTATATCTATAATATAAATAGCTAATTCGTCAGATATATTAAACCATTCTTTATTATTTTCTTCACGGTGTTTATCTAACATATGATGAATAACCTTTTCACTTAAATCGCAATTATGACATTTTTTAATATAAAAAATATCACCAGTCTGATTTTGTGTATAATATGCTTCTCTGGCTTTAATATCTCTTGTTTTTCCTATTTTGATAATATTATCAACTTTGATTGCATAAATAGTATCACCAGGTTTTTGATCGTACCATTTGTTAGTTTTTAATTTTTTTAAAGTTACAAGTTCTTTTTGTGTTTTGATTAATTCTTTTTCTTTTTCTTCAATTAATTTGATAGTGTTTTCTTTCTCCTTTTCTAACAAAGATTTTTGATTTTCAATTTCTTTTTTATTTTCTTCAATTTCTTCCTTAATAATTTTATTATAAATGTTTTCTAATTTTACATAATATTTTCTAATCGCTTTTCCTTTATCTGTTTTTGCTATCATACATAAATTCTTAAATGTATCTACATTTAACATAATTTCTTCTTTGTTTAATCCTGCTCCTCCTAGATTTCTAGTATGTTGACCTGCTTTTCCATTGGGAAAAGCAGCTTTTTCATCTGTTTTTTTTTGCTTTTCCGTATGGAAAAGCAAAGTTTTATAGTCTTCATTTTCTATAAAATTACTTTTAATCGTCTTCATCGCATTACCTTTATTTGCAAAACCTATCATTTTAAATACATTTTCCAAGTTAATTGGAAAGTCGTTTGTTGCGTGGTAATTCATATAAACATATAGATTGGCTATATACCATTGTTGCTCTGATTCTGTAAATTCTTCATTCATCACTTCTACCATTTTAGTTTGGACATTAAGTGATAAAGTCGTATTTGAATTTTTTACTAATTCTTTAAAATTAATTGCTTTGGGGGTAATAATTTTATTCATTTTCTAATAATATTATAATATAATTATTTTTAAATAAGATTTTGAACGTATATTTAATATTTTTATTAGAAATTACATAGATGGAGGTGTCAATTACAAATCTTCATTGTTTTCGTGGATATCGTCGTTAAAACTTTGTTTAATACGAATATTAAAACCATAATTCATACAACCATTGATAATAGATTCTTTTTCATTTCCATATTTGATTTTCATTGCACGTCTGAGGTCTTTGATATCTGGGACTCTTGAACTTGGGTAATTATTAGACCACCAAGTAGAAAAATGACTATAAATATTCTTATTTGATTCAAAGTCATTTGATGTTTCTTCGAGGATTTGATCAAAGAATTCGTTGAATTTGTCATTGTCATCTTTGTATTTTGCAGTTGCTTTCTTCACTTCATCTGGTTCATTCATTCCTTCATTCAAAAATTTTTCATACCAATGAATTAGAATACTCATAAAATATGGTCGCCACATTTTAATTTTGTATTTGATGGAAGGATCAATTTTGAATTCGTTATCTTTGATTGGATTATCGCAAAATCTTGATTTAAATTCCACCACACGTATTCTTCGCCAAGTTCCCCCGTCACAACTCGTGACTGTAGGTAAATCATTACAGCACATAATCATAGTTCCTTGTAATTTAAATGTAACGGGAGCTTTGAATAATTCTCTTGCAATAATAGTATCGCCTCCAGTGTATTGTTTTAGAATACCAGTTCTAAGTTTATCGTCGTGTTCTGGTTCTTGAAAAGTAAAAATACGCTTTCCTCGAAGTCTAACAACATCAGGTGATGCATTGCTTGAACTACCTCTTTTGTTTGTCAACAAAGAAACGTCGACGCCAGTAATGTAATCTCCTAATGTATTTTCCAAAAAATTTACCAATGTAGATTTACCATTAGCACCTGATAAACCTGTCCAAATATAGAATCTTTCATCTGGTGCTCCAATAAGTGCTTTTCCAAGTACCTTTAATGTATATTCTAATACACGTGTATTTGGAATAATTTGTCCGAGAAAAGTATAAATATCTTGTGTATGTGGACAAGTTTCATCATAATCAATGTAATCATAACCTGTTGAAAATGTAATGTAATCATTTTGGGTACCATTTCTAAAACGACTTTCTCTAAAATCATAAATACCATTTTTAAATCCAAGTAAATGTGGAGTAGAATCTAAATTTGTATAAAAATCATTATCGTATGTTTTAAAAAGATAAACGATCTGTGTTAAAATATTATTTTTAAAACCCACATTTTCTAATTTTGAAATAATGTTATCAACCATTTGATTACGCATATTTGCATCAACTTTGTCTGTATTTACTAAAAAATCTTGCAAATTTTTAGTTTGAACAGATGTATCACTTATCTTGATACTTCTATAATATTTTGGTAATTCTTCAGATATTAAAATATTCATCAAATGACTCTTTTTCCATCTAACTCCTCCAAATTCAAACCATTCTGTATTTCTTACATCATCTACACGAAATCTACCCTTATAGATTTGGAAAACTGCTTTTGCAATAGAATAATGTGAACCAGTTAAACTTGTTTCTAAAGCAGATCTCATTTCATCTGTCAATACAACTTCTGAACGCCAATATTTTGTTGTCATACTTAGGTAAATTTCAGGATATACAGTTTCAAAATCATCTGGTAGACTAAACCCAGAATCTGGAAATACACGTCTTCTACATTCTTCGTCGTGGCATTTTATATAGATTCCATTTATACTAATTTCAAAATAAATCGGGCTAACGTCTCTAGAATGTTCACGATCTTTAAAAGGACAATGTTTACTGTTAATGGATACATAATAACAATAAATTCCCATTTTGTTTGGTTTTAGATAAATTCTTGTAATTGATACGTCAAAATTTGATAAGCATTCGTTTTGTTCTTTTATACTTATTAAAAGTTTAGTTAATTCTGTTTGAATTTTGTCATTATTAATTCCTCGTACTGGAATTTGTTTTTCAATTGAGTTAGTAGTATTAGTAATATTATTTTGTTGCAATTCTGAAACATCAATAGTACTTTTTCTTTTTACAATTGTTTTAGAAAAGTTTTCAAATGTTGTATTTTCAAGTTCTGTAAATTTTCCAATATTTAAATCATAAATCTTATACACTGCTTCTACACCGTCGGTATCCTTTTCTGTATCCGAGTTCTTATCCGAGTTCTTATCCGAGTTCTTATCCGAGTTCTTAGATTTTACAATTTTTTTAGAACCAAGTAAGCGCAATCCTGTTCTATAAACAGAAACATCAATTGAATTTTTAATATCATCAGTCAATACAGTGTTGTTTTCCAAAATAGTAGTAATTAAACGTTTAGCAACAGTGTTGTTAACAATCAAATTATAAAAATTAATATGATAATTACTACCTTTGGCAGTGATTCTCTTTGATACAATATACTCTAACAATAGTTGATTTTCAACAAACATCTTGGAAATTGCAGTTTGCGTTGCAGTAATAATGTCCAAAACATCATTGTCTGATAAATTGTAAAATGATTTTTTAGGTACATCCAAATCAATAAAAAATGCAAATTTTGAATTATATACTTTTTCAATCAAATAAAGAGAATCCTTTTCCGTATTTGTATTATCAGAAATAATGTTGTAATAACGTTTGTAAAATTCTTCGTATTTATTATCAGGAACATTGTATTTACCATTGCTAAATGATAAATGAGTTTGTTCATTAGCAGCGTTTTTTGTAAATTGAAGCAAATATTTAGAAAAAGACATTTTGTATATTATTTCCCTTATTTATATACCATATTTGTTTTTCAATTTTTTTTAAATATTTGCTTCAATTTACAAAAAACTTAAATAAAACTTACAAGTAACAGAAAAGTTTACAAACGATTTAATTGAAAATTTATTTTATATTATGTATAATATATAAAATGGAAAATATACAATCATTAATTTATGTCAAAGATAATATTGAAAATACACATTGTATTTATACAAATGATTTAACAGAAGAGTACGGGTTTGTAAAATGTTATGAATTATTACGCGAACAATATAAAAATAAATATACAGAATCTTTAGTAGATCTTAGATATATAATTACAAATGATCGTTGTGATATATTTTGCGATGAAGAAGTTATTTTACATGGTTGGGTATGGAATTCAAAAGATACTAAACGAAACGTGATGTACGAATTAACAATGATCCCAGTTTTAATTGTTAAGGAAACTAAATCTATAGAAACAATGACAAATCCAAATCTAAAAGTAGATGGTTGTGTTCAAACTGATACAAATAAAGATACAAATAATGATACAAATAAAGATACAAATAAAGATACAAATAAAAAAGATACATTGAAAAAATTATACAAATGTAATCCTCAAGGGGATGAATGTGATTTTTTTACAACTGTTACAAATAATTTCTCTGATTGGTTTTCTAATGAATTAGAACCAGTTATTGAAAATATTGGTAAATTACATATCGGAAATGAAGGTTATGCTGTAAACCCATTTAACCCCATAAATAATGGAAATCCATTTTTAAAATACGATTGTCAGGAAAATACCTTGTTTCAAGATGCTATTAACGCTGAACTAAGGGATAAATTATCAAAACCTAATTTAGGTCTAAGGATTACAAAACGTAAAAAATTAGATTAAAGTAAAATTAAATTGTCTATATCAAGGAAAATTTTATTAAAACATTCGTCGTGTTTATTCCAATTCAATGACATCTTTGCTAAATTAATCCGTTCTGTATCAGATGTGTTTATAGAACCTATACCAGTATCTGGTGCAATATCTGTCATAAATGAAATCATACCTGTCATCATTGACATTATATTCCAAGTGCTTGTATAAGTTTCTTGATGGTAAGCTGAAAATGTAGTACAAATTTTCTTATTCGTTTCAAAACGCCCATTTGGTGTTATGAAAATAAAATTTGGTGGTTTTAACGGATATTGTTCGTCTAATAATATTTTTCCAAAATATACACCATTTTCAAAAGGAGTTTCTTTTAAATCATATACTATAAAATACCAAAGTAATATGTCATCTTCTTGATGTCGTAATATTAGATTAGGAAACTTGAAATTTTCCTTTTGGTACATTAATATTTCCTTATTTAACCTCTTAAGACATAATTTAGATGCCATAATTATATATATATATATTATTTTTAAATAAATTTATGTTTATAGTTTAGTT